GGCGAGCAGTTCACCGAGCTTCTCCTTCAGGTCGCCGATCGCTCCGCCGGCTCGGTCCATCATGCCGGCGGTCGTCTTGGTCCGATCCTCGGCGTCGGCCAAACCCCGGCCGGCCAGGTCGAGCACCATCTGGAATCTTTCGGCTTCGGTCTTGGCCTTGCCGATGTTCGGGATGAACTCGCCCAGCGCGGACGAGTTTCCGGAGACCGCTTGGGTGACCTTCTTGAGGGCCTCTTCCTGGCTGATGCCGAGCGCGTTCGCCAGGCCGATCGCCGCGGCCGCGGCCGAGTCGACCTGCTCGGCGTTGATGCCCATCATCGAGGCCTGACGCATCAGGCCCAGCGTCGCCTCGTCGCCGACGTTGGTCGCGACCTGCATGCGAGCGGCGAAGTCGGCATGCGCCGCGACCGCCGCATCGACGTCCCCGACCTGGTCGCGGATCGCCAGCGACAGGCCGCGAACCGCTTCCTGCTGGACGTTGAACGCCTCGACCGAGGAGCCCATCGTTTCGAACGACAGCATCGCGCCGCGAACGACGGCGAAGATGGCTGCCAGCGGAGCGGCGGCCGAGGCAAGCGCCTTGAAGCTGAACTCGACCTGCTGAACCTTGGCGGCGGTCTTGGGGGCGGACTGCTCGACGGCCGACGTCAATCGCGCGAGCTGGGCGGCGACGTCGCGCATGACGCGCGTCGCCTCGTCCTTCGCACCGATGACGATCGGATCATCACCGCCCGCCACGCATCGCCTCCATTCGTTCCGCGTCGACTCGTGCGACCTCGGACCTCAGCTGACGCTGCAGCTCGACGAACCACGCCGACTGATCGAGCAGGCCGCCCGGCAGCGGCAGGTGTCCTCGATCGGCGTCGCCGGCGAACATCACCGCCTGCCAGGTCTCGCTGTCGAGGTACTCCCGGGGACAGGACTCGAGGCGCCAGTGCCCCTGATCGCAATGCGGGCAGCCCTCGCCCTGGCACTCCCCGCACTCGATCTCGGCCGGGCACTCCGGAGTCGGAGCGTCCCGGCAGCGGCCTCCGCAGCTGCGGCACAACATGCCGCAGCGAAGCAGGGCCGCTATTCGGATTTTTTTCGCTCGGCGGCCTCCAGCCGCCCGGCGACGCTCGTCGCCAGCTGGACGTACTGACGCAGAGTCAGCAGGTCCAGGACCTTGTCGACGGCGAACGGCACGTCCTCGCCGGCGTCCGTCTTGGCGTTCCGCCAGTCGACCAGCAGCGGCGTGACCGCGTCGGCCAGCTTGCGGCTGCCGTCGATGATGTCGCCGCCGGCGATCTCGCGGATCGCCCCGAGCACGGCCAGGCTCTGACGAGCGGAGGCGGCGCGGGCGACGAACGTCAGCGGCTGCGGGTCGTCGGCGTGTTCGGGCAGCACGACGTCGAACGTGCGTCCCGGTTCGATGGAACAGCTCATGGGATCAGGAGGCCTCGGTAAAGATGATCTGCACGTCGGTGTCGGCCGACGTGTTCCGCAGGACGCGGAGCTCGAGCTGATCGACGACGACCCGCTCGCGGTCCCCTTCCTGCAGGTTGACGATCTGGCACTTGTCGCTCTCGAAGGCGAGCGTCGCGGTGGTCGGGCCGTCGAGCGTCACGGCGAACGCCCACTCGGTCGCCGCCAGCCACGCTCCGAATCGATCCTGGCCGGCGACGAGCACCGACTCCGGATCTAGGGTCCACTTCGGTTCGCGGTTGGTAATCAGGGCGTACGAGTACCCGGTCGCGTCGGCCGGATCCTCGAGCAGCTTGACCTGATTGCCGGCGTCGAACTGAACCTGCGAGACCTTCTGCGCCACGCTGTTGAGCAGGCACGAGCCGGCCGCGAATCGCAGCGGCGACGCCGTCGGATAGGTCGGCGTGATCAGCGCGACGTCGGTCGGCGCGACCCACTTGCCGGTGAACTCGAACTCGGCGTACGCCATCTTGCCGGTGGGGAACGTGAACTTGACGTTGCCCACCGCTCCGGCGATCGCCTTCTTCACGCCGTCGACGTAGGCGGCGAGCGTCAGCGTCTTGACGTTCGAGCCCGGTGCCTCGCTGCGGGGCGTGAGCGTGCCGGCGGCGTTGACGTAGCCGCACGCCGGCAGGAAGACGCTTGCCCAGCTCGGGATCGTGGACGTCCCGTCCCAGCCGAGATCGACCTTGAAGGTCGCCTTGCCGGTCCGCGCTCCGGGCACGCCGGGGAGTGCGGCGAACGATCCCTGCTGCTCTCGGCTCTCGACTTCGATCGAGGGCTGGATCATCAGGTCGTAGACGTTGAACGCCCCCTCGGCGTTGGTCAGCGACTCGGCGGTACCGGGAGTCCCCTCGACCTTGGCGGCCAGGACACGCTTGCGCTTCAGAAGAGGCATCTCAGGCCCTCGCTTGGTACGGGTTGTTTTCCGAGATCCGGTACCAGACCGAGATCGCGACGTTGATGCCGGAGACTTCGCCGGCGTCGGTCAGTTCGTTGACGGGCGCATCGAACTCGGCGTCGATCGCCAGGCCGCCGAAGGTGTGCCACTGTTTCGGATTCGTCGGCGGATTGGTGATCGCCTGACGGACGCAGGCGAGCAGCTCGGCCGGCAGCGTCTCGGCCGACCCCGTCCCCCGCGGATCCGCGTTGCCGTTGATCTCCAGCTCGACCGGCAGCAGGTACCCGATCGCCGATGGGTTGCCCGGCAGGTCCAGCTCCGGAGCTCGCTGCTCGTCCCCCTTGCGTACGAGGATCGTCTTGGGCGTCGGCTTCCAGTTCGTGCCGAGGCGATTGCTGCGGACGACCTGAGCGACGTCATGCGCGAAGTCGTTCTCGATCGTGATCCGCTGCAGGCGGGTCACGACTTCGGCGATGATCAGCTCGTCGACCGGGACGTTCGTCACGCGGACCCTCGTGCCTGCTTGATCTGTCCGGCGAGCGCCAGCCGCACGAAGCGGAGTCGTCGCTCGAGGTTCTTCTTGAGGAGCGCCTTCCGCTCCCGCAGTACCTGCCGCATCATGCCGGTCGCCCAGGCCTCGGCGGCCAGGCTGTATCCGGGCACCGTCCTGATCGGTTCGCGTCCGCCTCCCTTGCGTCGACCGAGGAGCCGATTCGCCTGACGGACGGCACTCCGCACCAGGCCGTATCCCGATCGACGGTAGACGCCCCCTTTGAGTCGCGGACGCTTCGGCCCGAACGCTCCCTTGAGCATCGTCCGAGCGCCCCCCTTACGGACCTTGATCGTCACTCCGGCCTTGCGCTGGGTCGGCTTGAACCGACTGGCGCTGATCATCTTCTTGCTGACCCAGACGATGCCGGTCGGTCGCTTGCTCGTTGCCCGCCGCAAGCGCAGCCGCTTGTCGACGAACTCCTTGTTCAGGGCGATCTTCGATCGGAACCGGCGACTCGCCAGGCTGCGGACCTGCCGCAGCGTGTCGTTCACCGCACTGACCATCGCGACCTTGGTCTTGTCCTCCGTGTCGCGCAGCTTCTTTTGCCAGCGCTCGAACCGCGCCTTCGAGTACGTGACACGTGCGGTCACTGGACCTGGATCCGGACGAACGAGGCGTTGTGCGACACGATCGCCGTGATCGTCCGGACGGTCGGCGTCTCGCCGCTGCGGACCGCGACCAGGATCGTATCGAGTCCCTCCTGGATCTCGTGCGACGCGATGCCGCGCGTGGTGGTGTTCGGGACCTTGAGCACGAGGGCCGGAGCGACCTGGTCGCTGCCGGCCATCGGCTCGAAGGGGGTCCGCTCGGGGATGACGTCGATCGTCCGCCCGGCCTCGGTGTTGCCTGCGGGGTTAGTAGACGGCCGTCTCGCCGTGCGTTCGCACGAGAGCCGGCACGCCGCTCCTCAGGCTCGCCGATTGCCAGGCGCTTCCCATGTCATCCCTCGGCGGATCAGGTCGTCACGTTCGAGAGCAGGTGGCCCGCCTCGGGGTAGAGCACGACCTCGTCGACGTCGTGCCGGCAGCGAGCGATGTCGCTGCGGACCGTCTCGTCGCGATACGTCTCCAGGAAGCCGGTCGGGTCCGATCCGTCCGCCGAGAAGTGGAACGTCCGTCCGATGCACGGCGTCCGGATGTCGGCGTCGTTGGCGACGACGGCGAGCATCGCGTACTCGTCCGACCAGATCTGGGAG